CCAATACTTACGCAACCATACGGTTGTGGTAATTTTAGCGAGTTCAAGTGCTGAACCCATGATGATAACTGGAATCACTGCTCCAGCAAAAATAGTAGTCAAACCAATAATACTATACCATGCGGCGATAGTGCTTAATGTTAATGCTACTAATAAGGTGAGGTTGGAAAAATTGAATATTCTTTTAAGCATTATTTATTTAGTATAAAATATAGTACCTAAATAGTCATTCAAATAGCTGACCGTAGATATCTATGAATTGTTCTAAATTTAGTATTAATTTCTGAGGAATTCCCGGACCTTGATAAGCCAAGTAAGTAACACTAGCACCACCTCGTAGTTCATCTACTTCTCTTACTTGGATTATCTCCATCCTATTACCATCTTCAAAGGTATATGATTTACCTACTAAAGGATGTGTCATACTATATGACCAGTTACATTATAAATTAATTGATCCAACGGCGCATCATAGTTTTGACCGTTTCTGCGCCGCATCCAAATCTGTTCCACTAGTTCTTTACTATCATATGGACCAGCACCAGTTCTTTCAGATAACTCCCCGCGACTTTCTAATTCTTCAATTAGGTCGTCCGTTTCAAAGTCACTCAAATCAACATCTAGTTCAACTTCTTTGTATACGTATGGCATATTAATCCTTATTTCTTGTTGTGATAAACATCAAACTGTGACCACTGTCCACGCCAGTTATCATGTTCACTATCCATACCATAGTCATCAAGTTCAACATCATCATATTTCAAACGATTGACGCATGAACTACCTTCAATATCCCAAGTAGTATACTTTAGTTTGCGAGGATCAAACTCTTCACCTTCAGTATCAATAGTAGTTTGAATACAACTACCCTTGCCACCCTGTGTCCATACTACAAAGTAACCTTTACCCAAGTAGTGAGGATATAGTTCTTCTACTTCTTCTGTAGCATCCCAACGACTATCATTATCTCCGTGTGCTTCACTAATGAATCCATTTAAGGTGCCGTCATAGATTTCTTCACCACTTTCATTGGTGATAGTCATATGAGTATCATCTTCATCAAAGCCCCAGAATGAATGTACATCTTGGTACTCATAATATGCACTATCAAATCGTGCTTTCTCTGGAGTGTCGTTCTCGTCATAATCATATGACTCATTCATTGCATCAGAAAGGTCACTATTATGATCCTCGTGACTCCAGTATTCGTATTGTTGTTTACTAATCTTACCTACACCAATTTCACGGGTACGTCCCCAGATACGTATTGTATATTGTCCTGCAGGATATTTTGGAAGCATATCGCCGGGCATTTCAGCATCTAGTGCTTCAAGCGCATCAGTAAGACCTTTCAATTCTTCTTCCATTTCTTTATCCAATTCATCTTCAAAGGGCCACTTAGCTGCAACTTTTTCTTCATGCTTATCAGATTCTTCTGCTAGTTCTTCACCTTCTACAGAAAGACGGTCAAACTCTGCCTTAAGTTCTTCTAGTGCTTGATTCAATTCTTGTGTGCGTTCAGGTGTATCTTCAAAAAGATCCTCATCTTCTTCCTCATCAACCTCTTCTTTAGCTTTAGCCCAACGTGCTTTATTAGCAGCATCTTTAGCAGCTTCTTCAACGCCTACTTCTGTTAATTCAGTAGCACTATCGCACATGGGACAAATCTTGATTGGATCATCTATCTCATTACCATCACCATCTTGCCAAGACCATGCAGCATCATACTGTGTTCCAGTCCATTTACACTTAGTACACTTGTGAGTAGTAGGTGCTACATAATCTTCATGCACTTTCCATTCTTCTACTTTGTATGTAACTTCATACCCACCTTTACGATCAGTCCACCAATCATCTTCATTGAGATAATCCCATTCAATGTCAACATCATTGTTCCATGCTTCATTGATAACTTCTTCAACATCTTCCTCACCTGATTCTAGTTGAGCAAGTTTTGCTTCAATCTCATCTTCATCCAATTCAGGATAAATTTCAGTTAACATGTCGGCATCAATTTCAATGCCATAACGTTTCTCAACTTGATGCCATTCACTTTTAACTACTGTTACCATGATTTACTCCACTGAACGTAAAATTTTCTCGCTATACACATGCAACACGCCGCGGTCATCTTCAACGACCAAACGAATTGCGCCACTAAGTTTAGCAAATACTGCTACAACATGTCCTACGAAAGTATAGTCACCGCCAACTTTCTCTACTTTGTCGCCTACTTTAAATTGTGCTTCCATCATCTTTCTCCGCTGTATCTTTTATTGTAACACTTTTATCATCACGGAAGCGAACAAATCGGGGAAATCTCAAACTATATGTTCCATCTTTATTTTGTGTTACTGAATCACATAAGATTTCAGCAGTTCGACCAATAACACTATCAACGTTATCCCAATAATCATGTCTATCAGCATCAGTAAACCCACTACCAACATTGACTGAAATATCGACCCCTTCATCGTGACCGGAGCAAATAAGAGCTCCAAGTCGTCCTTTATTTTTACCAGTGCCTTCTTGAACATCAACTACCTCCAAATCTACAGTAAGCGTAGGTTTCCATTTCATCCAAGATGTATTGCGTTTGCATTCGTAATACGAATCGAGGTCCTTAATCATAATACCTTCAAACCCTTGTGCTACCATATCCTTAGCATAGCGTTCTAATTGATTTTTACCAGCAGCAGTATCTAAATTAACTTTGATGCTAGTTAGAAACTCAACATTGAGCATAGTATCAACTACCGGGCGCATCTTCTCTAATATTTTAAGACGTTTGCTTAATGGTTCTTCATATGTACCACGATAGAATTCATTGATGGGAATAATATCAAAGATATTAAATACGCTATCATCGGCATTAACATCTTTCTTCCGTCGTGCTTGACGCATTAGTTCTTGGAATGATGCACCAATGATTTCACCGTCTAATACAAATCCATCTTTTAATGTACGTTTGTTTGTATTAACAATATCTTTAAATTTATCGGTGATCTGCTTTTCAATATTTGTAAAATTATCAAACTCTTTGCCATTACGACTTAAACTTGATACTACCGCCGACCCGGTATCATTTGGGGTTACCACCATCAATACACGAACACCGTCTAGTTTGGGTTCAAGACGTTTGGTTCCTTGCATTTCAGGACGATTCTCACTAGTGGTTGCTAGTTGGCATCCAAAGATTGGTATTTCGTATTCAGTACCTTTACATACTTTATTAATTGTTTTATCACTTATTCCGGCACGCAAGTCACGTTGAATGACTGCTGCAACAAAGTTATTCCACTCAACGCTATCAAATTTCCATGCTAATTTCTTTATGGCATCAATTGCTGCATTTCCGGTTAGTTCACGCTTACTAAGTTTTGATATCAAATCCGCAAAATCATCCCATGGGTTGGGCTGATGTTCTAATCCACTTGATTCGGGTACTTGGCGAACACCAAAAGTTACGTAAGGGTTATAACAAAGTTTAGCAAATTTCAAAAAATTTATTGCGTTTGTACTACCTAGGACACTTGCTTCTAATGCTTGGCGTAGTACATCTTCTTTGTGAAGGCGACTATCACTTTCGTTTAATTTATTAATCCAGCTAGCTGACATTTTACAATGCTCCTATTATATACTACTATAATACTATTTATTAGGTAGAATGTCAAGTGTTATTTTTGTGTTTTGTGGATTGATTTGCCCTATCTCTGCATTCTTCAATGACTTCGGGCGGAACATTTTCGTAATCTTCTAAATCAGAACATTGATATTCTATAGTTACTGCATTTGGGTCATCAACGTTATTAACACACTCTGGATCAACTTTAATCCAAAACATTACAACAATGAATGACAACCCTGCAATAATTACATTTTTTATCATAATACTATTTATGTTTGTACTAAATTTAGTTTTTCTTCTTTCAAGATTTTAACCATTTGCTTGTTACGTTCATCTTGTTCTTTGCGTTCACGCTTTTCATCCAGCTTACGATCAATGGTCATGCGATCATATTCTCGTGCCCACAATACACCTCGCATCCAACTATCAGCACCTTCTAATGTGCCAACATACATTACTGCATCACGGCTATAGATGGGCAATACATCACTATCTTTGGGAACTAATGCTACATTGGCACCAAAGCTATCATCATGTTTGTATGCGGCAAACTTTAGCCCAAGTTTATCTGCTCGTTCTTCTAGTTTACGAACTTGTTGAATTGTATTCCAGCCACTCATATTAACCTTTCAGTGTG